AGTACGGTCATCAACGAGGCATTGAAGTTGGGAACCGATGTTAACTTTGGCTATGACTATAAGCTAGACTTTGAAGAGAGATTCAAAATCAAACAAAGAGATCCAATCACAACAGGTTGGAAAGAAATCGATGCGATTTGCAAAGGTGGGTTAGGAAATGGAGAGTTGGGTGTTGTTATTGCTCCAACTGGGGCTGGTAAATCTATGGCTCTGGTACATCTCGGAGCGCAAGCAGTAAAACTAGGCAAGACGGTTATTCACTATACTCTTGAGATGGCTGAGACATCCATCGCTGGTCGCTATGATAGTTGCATTACTGGATTAAAATTGAAAGAAATGTTCCAGTTCAAAGAGCAGATTCACGAAAGAGTTAAAGACATTGAAGGCAATGTGATTATCAAGGAGTACCCAACCAAGTCAGCGACCACCACCACGATTAAGAATCATCTGGAGCGAATAAAGTCCAGAGGAATTAAAGTTGACATGATCATTGTTGACTACGCAGACTTGCTCCGCCCGGTAATTAATCGTAGATCAAATGAGAAAAGACACGATTTGGAATCTATATATGAAGAACTCCGTGGTTTATCTCAGGTCTTTGAGTGTCCAATCTGGACTGCCTCGCAAACTAATCGAAGTGGATTGAATGCTGAAATCGTTACAATGGAAGCTATCTCAGAAGCGTTTAACAAATGTTTTGTGGCTGACTTCATCTGCACCATTTCCAGAACAGTCGAAGATAAGAAGTCTAACAAGGGCAGGATCTTTGTTGCGAAGAATAGAAATGGTATTGACGGAGTTGTCTTTCCGATTAGAATGGATACTTCTAACGTCAATATTAAAGTATTATCTATGGGAACGGTTGAGAATGGAGCCGCCCCAACTGTGAAAAGCCAATCTGAATCGTTAAGAATGAAACATAACAAACTTATGAAATAAATAAAGGGGACAAGCGAATGACAGACAAGAATAAAGTAGCAAGAGATATCTTATCTGATATCACAGTTCATATGAAATACGCAAGATACCTCCCTGAGAAAGAACGTAGGGAGACTTGGGCAGAGATCGTGGATAGAAATAAAGCCATGCACGTAAAGAAGTACCCAGAACTAGAAGAGGAAATCAACAATGCCTACCAGATGGTATACAACAAGAAAGTATTGCCTTCTATGCGCTCAATGCAGTTTGGTGGTAAGCCAATTGAGGTAGCACCCAATCGCATCTACAACTGTGCCTTCGCACCGATTGATGACTGGCGAGTATTCGGAGAGATTATGTTTCTTCTCCTCGGCGGAACTGGTGTCGGATACAGTGTCCAGAAGCACCACGTAGAAAAACTACCAGCTATTCAGAAGCCGACCTCGAAGAGAACACGACGCTTCTTAGTTAATGATTCCATTGAGGGATGGGCTGATTCTGTTAAAACTTTGATCCGCTCCTACTTCCAAGGCGGTTCCAAGCTACGCTTTGATTACTCAGACATTCGACCAAAGGGTGCTAGGCTTGTTACATCTGGTGGTAAAGCGCCGGGACCACAGCCACTTAAAGAGTGCTTGGTTAAACTCCAAGGTATGTTTGAAGCCAAAGAGAATGGAGATAAGCTCACAACTATCGAAGCCCACGATATGATCTGCCACATCGCGGACGCAGTATTGGCTGGTGGTATTCGTCGTGCTGCTTTGATCTCGCTATTCTCTGCTGACGACAACGAAATGATCGCAGCCAAGACAGGCAACTGGTGGGAGACAGCCCCACAAAGAGGTAGAGCAAACAACTCCGTTGTGCTCCTTCGCCACAGAATTACCAAAGAATACTTCCAAGATTTATGGGAGAGGGTAAAAGAATCAGGTAGTGGAGAGCCCGGTTTTTATTTTTCAAACGATAAAGACTGGGGAACTAATCCTTGCTGTGAAATTGCCCTACGACCTTACCAGTTCTGTAATCTAACAGAGGTGAATGTAAGCGACGTAGAGAGCCAAGGCGAGTTGAATAGCAGAGTAAAAGCCGCAGCGTTCATTGGGACGCTCCAAGCAGGCTACTCTGATTTCCACTACCTGCGCGACATCTGGCGTAGAACCACGGAGAAGGAAGCACTTATCGGCGTTAGTATGACGGGGATCGCTTCCGGCAAGGTTCTCAACCTAAACACGACAGAAGCAACTAAAGTAGTAATGATTGAGAATGAAAGGGTTGCTAAACTCATTGGGGTTAATAAGGCAGCCAGAACCACAACAGTCAAGCCAGCAGGCACGACCTCTCTGGCTTTGGGAACATCTAGTGGTATTCACGCATGGCACAATGACTACTACATCCGTCGCCTTCGCGTAGGAAAGAACGAAGCAATCTATAGTTACTTGTCTCTCTATCATCCAGATATGGTTGAGGATGAATACTTTAGACCACACGATACAGCAGTGATCTCTGTTCCGCAGAAAGCCCCAGAGGGTGCGATTATGAGAACTGAAAGCGCCCTACAGTTGTTAAAGCGAGTAGCTAAGGTCAGCACAGAGTGGGTCAACCCCGGAACAAGAAGCGGACAGAACACTCACAATGTATCAGCCACCATCTCTATCAAGGAAGCCGAATGGGTTGATGTTGGAGAGTGGATGTGGGACAACCGAGATGTATACAACGGTCTATCTGTATTGCCTTTCTCAGATCACTCCTACAAACAAGCACCTTTTGAGGATTGTTCCAAGGAAACATACGAAGCATTACTGGAAAGCCTAGAGGAGGTAGACTTGACCAAGGTGATAGAGGTAGACGACAACACAGACCTTTCAGGCGAACTTGCTTGTGCAGGTGGTGCTTGTGAGATTACTTAAAAAAGTGCTTGACTTTTTCTCAAAAATGATTATAATATATAATGTAAAGACAACCAACGGAGGAAAGAATGTCTGACGATAAAACTAAACAAGAGTATATTGGAAACTTTATTCGTGCCCTCGCAGAGGTGGAGGCAGAGATGCTGCCTTACCAAGAGCACCGTAAAGATCTCAAAAAGAGCTACGTTCAAAACGGATGGCTTAGTAAAGAAGAACTCTCTTCTGCTATCCGCGCCTACCGTATGTTGAAGAATGATGAGGACATCGAACAGTTGCTTGACATGTACGAGAAAGTAGCCAAGGTTCCATACTAGGGGGTATTATGAATTTCAGACCACAAAATAGATATCTACTAGTTCAGACCCAAGCGCAGCAGGACGCCGAGAATACCGGCGTTCTTTTGCCCGAGGGCTATAGTTTACCCAAGGACAAGTATGTTATGGCTACGGTACTAGATAGTGCCGATGACTGCAAGAAAGAACAAATTTATAATGGCGTTCTCTACCAGAGGGGCAGCAAAATTGTTGTTGATGCATCGATGGTTGAGAACGTAAGCGTATCAGGGGAAACCTATGAAATCGTTTTGGAAAACTATGTTGTAGGTTTTATGCAAGATAACGAGTAAAATAAGTTCTTTTAATTAAGGTAAAGACTAATTACAACCGTAACAAGGCACCCCGAGTGCCTTATTTTTTATAAGAGGTGTTTATAATGAGATTTACGATTGTCGCTTTTACTTTGATTATGGCTATGGCGGGACCAGTCCTTGCCGAACAGCCAAATGAAGCGGACTACATAACTTACAAGATTAAGATTGATAGAGATGAGAACTATGATAAAATGCTTGAGGACAACAAAGAGATCTTTGAACAACTTAAGAACCACAATCTCTTCTCTAACTGGACCAAGAAGGGAGAACAAATCCCAGAGAACGCTAGCGAAGTCTATAAAAAGCCATCGTTTGATGATAGTATTGAAGCCAACAAAGAAGAGGCTGGCTACATCAAATGCGTAAGAGGCACCACTACCAAGTAGACAAGCTAGTAATAGGCACAGACCTTGCTGCCTTAATCTACGCCTACCTAAACAACTGCACGTTCATTTTTAAAGAGATAGTCCACCCCACTCCATTCGAGTTCCTGCCGCTGGACTTCCCTTTAAATCTGTTTAATCATGACAAAATAGAAATAGAGATGACCAGCCTTGATGGAGTGGTCAAGTTCGGCACACCAAAGATAGAGTTGTGGAACAGGCTTGTCTTTGTTATGTCCTCGGCTGGTCTCCTACCCTTTGGTCTCAAAGAGGTAACCGTTAGAGAAGAGGACGACTTGGTGGTGGTCAAAACCAAATCACGCAACTACTATTACGAAGCAGCCGAGGTCATAAAAATAAAGAATACCTTCCACAGATACACAGCGTTTGATTGGATCAACGTTAGGTCTTGCGGTGCAAACCATCTACAGTATGTAAGCACCGACGACAAGTTCGTATCAGAAGTGTTCTTCTACCCTTCAGGGCGACACGGAGCCAAACAAGGCGACAACGACATTGCAATAATCTCAAGCCTATCTGAAACACAACTACAACTATTTGATTATAGCGAGACGATGACTAGGATAAGGGTCAAGGTTTTGCTGCACGAGTTGGGCATCAAGGGACCAAGGAACGGCAAGAACCCGACCTACCCTAGATCGCCAGAGAGATACAAGTACGCGCCTATAAAACTAGAGCACGATCATAGGGAGATAAGAAGAACTAAAACCAACAACAGTGAACTAGAAATAGTACAAGACTTCTTACAGGAGCAAAAAGAACTATCAGAGGATACTTATCTGTATAAGTTTAACAGCAGAGTTTCGCAGAGGAGCCTGTTGAGAAAATGATTAGAGAAGGAATAAGGGCTACAGGCTCTGGTGGGAAAGGCGGAGCACCCGCAGCACCAGTAACTAGCCAGAAGGTCACACCAGCAGATGGCTGTGCGACAACAGGAGATGAGAACAACAATGGCGTCGAGGTGCGTGATGCATTAGGTGCCGATACTAACATACCCAGCGAAGCCAATTGCTATCAGAATATGAGTTCTGAACAGGTTTTGCAAATCGCTGGTAAATCTAAAATAGGTGGGACAAAGACAATGGACTTAGGTAGTTTGGTGGGGAGCACACCCTTAATAAAACTTGGAGATAAGTTGTATGCGAAGTTTGAAACATACAATCCAAGTGGCAGCATCAAAGATAGAATAGGATATTATATTCTTTCCAAGGCAGAAGAGAGGGGAGACCTCAAGCCGGGAGATACAATCGTAGAAGCCACCAGCGGCAACACGGGCATCGCTGTATCTATGTTTGGCGCTCACAAAGGATACAAGGTCATCATTGTTATGCCTTGCAATATGAGCGAAGAGCGCAAGCAGATGATGCGTATGTTTGGCGCAGAGGTGATTGAAGTAGAGGCAGGAGATTTCGACAGGGCTATTGCAATGCGAGATCACATCTGCAAAGAGGACGGCTTTTTCAACTTCAATCAGTTTCACAACCCAGATAACATCGCCTGTCACTACGAGACGACGGGTGTCGAGATCCTAGACCAGACGCGAGGGCTGGAGATCTCTGCTTTTATCGACGGAACAGGCACGGGGGGAACCTTGATGGGCGTAACTGAAAGGCTAAAAGAACGTTACCCCAGAGTCCAGACAGTAGCAGTAGAGCCAGCAGAGTCTCCAGTTATGAGCGGTGGTGAGGCAGGGCTACACGGCATCCAAGGAATTGGAGACGGATCAAAGTTTTTAGTTGACTTAAAAAAAGTAGATGATATAATGGTAATCTCAACGGAGGATGCTAAGTCTAGAATGAAACAACTAATAGGAACAGGCTTGTTGGTTGGTATAAGTTCTGGCGCAAATGTGTTGGCATCTGAAAGATGGATTGAACAAAACAATCCTGATGGTATTGTAGTCACAATACTGTGCGACAGGGGCGAACGTTACCTTTCATGCATGTAAGACATTTAGCTGGCATTGTTCCTGTAGCAGGACAGCCACTTGATTTTAATTTTCCTTGGCACGATTGCCTGCAACCAATCGGACCAGACTACCTAGCAGTCGAGCGAGCCATCTTGGAGTGTGCATACGCTGGTTGTGATACAATATGGCTGACTTGCCACACTGATATGCAGCCCCTTATCAAGAAAAGACTAGGAGACTTTGTTGAAGATCCGGTCTACATTAATCGAAAATACGATCCCGGATTCCCTTCGGAAAGAAGAAAGAAGATCCCAATATATTATGTTCCAATTCACCCCAACGACAGGGATAAGCGAGACTGCCTTGCTTGGAGTGTTTTGCACGGAGCCAACACAGCACACTACATCAGCAAGAATATAAGCAAATGGATAACCCCAGACAAATTCTACACAGCATTTCCTTATGGAGTTTATGATTTTAAATTCTTGAGAGAATACAGAAAGAAGATTCTAAGTGATGAAGGCTTCTTTGTAAGTTGGAATGGCGCAACAGTTAAGGACGGTCATTATCTTGGCTTCTGTTTCACACCCGAGGAGTTCAAAGAATACCGCCGACACTTACGCACCGAGGCAACTGGGGCATACTATAAGTCGGAGGACGGCGAGCTGCCAACGGTAAAGCTACCAATTGAAGAAAGATACTCAGCCCGTCATTTTTCTCTTGACAAAGTGTTTGGAATAGGCGATACTAGTGGAGCAAATATAGCTTGTGTTCATGACTATTTTAATATAGATAGTTGGGAGGGCTTGCGAGCCTACTTGGGATCTGACCACAGAATCTATAGGCACAATACATTATTAGCAGGAAAGAAGTTTAATAGGATAGGAGAGGATATTGAAGAAGAGTAGCATACCATTCGTAGGATTACACGCCCACTCAGTAGCGGGTTCGCCCTTTGACGCACTAGGGTACCCACAGGATCATATGGATTACGCATATGAGAATGGCGGCGAAGCGCTAGCACTAACAGACCACGGCAATATGAATGGCATGGCTTACCAAGTTCTACACGCCAAGAAGATGAAAGCCGAGGGTAAGAACTTCAAACCTATCTTTGGTGTAGAGGCTTACTTCATCCCCAGTCTTGATGTCTGGAACGAGGAGCGAGACAGGGCTAAGACTGATAAGAAGAGAGCCAGCGAACTTAAAGACAGCACAACTATGTCTGTTGAGAATGAAGGCGAGACTAAGAGATCTAAAAGCATTCTAAACCAACGCTCGCACCTCATCCTCTTAGCGCAGAACCAGACAGGGCTAAACAACATCTTCGCTATGATCTCTAAATCTAACTCAGATAAATACTTCTTTCGGTATCCACGAGTAGACTACGAGGTATTGCGAGAGCATAGTGAAGGCGTCATCGCTGCCTCTGCTTGTATGGGTGGTGTGTATGCGGCTAACTTCTGGAAGCACTGGGACGGGGAGAAAGAGATTGTAACCGATCCAGAGGCTTGTACTGATGCGTTTAGAGAGACTACTAGGAATATGATAGACATCTTTGGTGACCGCTGGTACGGCGAGCTTCAATGGCACACCGACAAGAAGCAGCATATGATTAACAAACTAGTCATCCAAATGCACAAAGAGTTCGGCATCAAGTTGATCTCTACGGCAGACAGCCACTACCCAACACCCACTGCTTGGAAGGATAGGGAACTCTATAAGCGACTAGGATTTCTAGGCAAAGGAAAGCCGTCTTGGTTGTCGGATGAGCTACCAGAGAGCGTAGCAGAAGTTGGCTACGAACTCTACCCAAAGAACGGCGACCAGATGTGGGAAAGTTATAAACACTACACAGAACTTGTAGGAGAAGACTATGATGATGATTTGGTTATGGATTCCATCACAGAGACGCACAACATAGCATTTAACCGCATCGAAGATTTTATGCCGGATAACGAGGTAAGACTGCCTTCTTTTGTTGTTCCCGATGGATACACGGCTGATGCCGCCCTAGAGACAACTAGCCTAGAAAGTCTCAATAAACTTGGGCTCTTAACCAATCCTGAGTACAAGGCAAGACTAGAAGAAGAACTGTCTGTGATTTCTGACCGAGGGTTTAGTAAATACTTTCTTACAATGAAAGCCATCGCAGACACAGCAACGGAAAACCAACTGGCTGGTCCGGGTCGAGGCTCTGCTGCTGGTTCCCTTGTGGCTTATGCTCTAGGCATCACACAGGTAGATCCAATCAAGTACGGACTACAGTTCGCTCGTTTCCTTCGTAAGGATGCGACAGACTATCCTGATATTGATTATGATGTATCCAGCCCTATGGAACTCAAAGAGATTATGCAGGAGAAGTGGGGGCATACAACTGTTGTTCCTATCTCTAACTTTAACACCCTACAACTGAAGTCTCTGGTTAAGGACATCTCAAAGTTATACGACATCCCATTCACAGAAGCCAACGCAGTCACATCTCGTATGGTTGCAGAGGCTACACCAAAGGCTAAGGCAAAGCATGGCATCAAGGCTGGTATGTACATCCCAACCTTTGAAGAGCTAATGGAATTCTCCGACAGCCTACAAGACTACCTCCAAAGGTATCCACACATCAAAGACCACATTAAGGTTATCTATGGTCAGGTCCGCAGCACAAGCAGACACGCAGGTGGAGTTGTGGTTGGGGAGGACCTAGACAAACATATGCCCCTGATTAGAAGTGGAGGCGTCATCCAGACACCGTGGTCAGAAGGTCAGAACGTCAGGCACTTAGAGCCACTAGGCTTTATTAAGTTTGATGTGTTGGGTCTAGCCTCTCTGCGTATGATTGAGACAGCGGTGCGTCACATTCTTAAACGACACCACAACAACCCTGACCCAACCTTTGATGATGTGAGGGCTTACTATGATGAGCATCTACACCCAGAGAAGATTGACTTATCGGACCAGAAGGTATACAAGAACATCTTCCACAAAGGTAAGTGGGCTGGTATCTTCCAGTTCACAGAGAGCGGAGCGCAGAACTTCTGTAAGCAAGCCAAGCCAAAGAACATCATTGATATCTCTGCTATCACCAGTATCTATCGCCCCGGTCCCCTTGGAGCCAACGTAGATAAGAAGTATGTGAAAGCCAAGGAAAACCCACGAGGTATTGATTACATTAACAAATACGTAAAGGATGTGACCAAGGAAACTTATGGCTTCCTTATCTTCCAAGAACAGATCGCTTCACTAGCACACGAACTAGGAGAAGGAGTTAGTCTTGACGAGGGCAACCTGCTCCGTAAGTTGCTAACTAAAAAGGGAACTGGTAAAGGAGCGCAAGAGAAAGAGAAGATCCGCAAGAAGTTTGTTAGTGGCTGTCTCAACAAGAAGATGACCGAGGACCAAGCAGTAGAACTATGGAATAACTTTGAGTATTTCTCTGGCTATGGCTTCAACAAGTCTCACGCGGTGTCCTACTCTATCCTATCATTCCAGTGCGCTTGGTTGCTGAACTACTATCCAGCAGAATGGATGGCTGCTTTCCTCGACAAAGAGCCCGACAGTAAAAAAGAAAAGGCTATCGGCATTGCGAAGAGTATGGGCTTTGGTATTGAGCCACTCAACATCAACACCTCTGGTAAGGTCTGGGAGATTAGCGACGATGGTAAGACACTCATCCAGCCTCTGACTTCTATCAAAGGGCTCGGTGGTTCAGCGATGGATCAAATCCTAATGCACCGACCATTCAATACGATTGAGGAGTTCTTGTTTCATAAAGAGGTTACATACTCAAAGCTAAACAAGAAAGCCCTCGACGTTCTTTGCAGGTCAGGTGCTCTCAAATCTCTACAGGACGACAGGTTTACGGGGGCTAAACACTTCTGGTCTTGTGTCGCAGTAGATAGACCAAGGAAAGAGAGCGCGTTGCTGGGCAACATTGAGACCTACGCAGATGAAGGTGACTTCTCAACAGAGGAGAGGATTCAATATCTAACCGACTTGACTGGTATGTTCCCTATCAACCTAGTGATGAAAGGCGATACACTAAGCCAACTGGTAGATAATGGTGTGCCTGCTATCTCTGAGTATGACCCTGACTTGAAGTTGGTGTGGTTTATTCCTCGCAAGGTCACAATTAAAAAGACTAAGAACGACAAGGCATACTATGTCTTGGAAGTCATCGACGACAACAATGTAATCACTACGATTAGGTGTTGGGGCGTGAAGTTAGAGAAGGACCGCGTTCAACTCAACAAGCCTTACATGGCTAAACTAGATTACAACGATCAATGGGGTTTCTCTACTAGATCTATGTACCACAACTTCAGAGTGCTATGAACCCGCAAGATAGATTTAAAGACTACCAAGGCGACAAGTGCTGGCAAGCCTACATCTCTGAAGTCAATCGGGGCGAGGACTTGCTGGCTGCTGGCTTAACAGAGGAAGAGGCATCAATGTTGCGAATTGATGACTTTGTGTTTGAGTATGTTGATAAGGAGAATAAGCAACTATGTAAAGAGGTAAAAGAGTTTATTATGCGACACGAGTGGCTAGCTAAACTCCCCAACCGACCGACACATAGGTTTACAGCGAGGCTTAAGAAAAATGGAATCTTGGCAGGCACTATCATTATGGCAACCCCAAATGCGTTTTCTAACCTTTTGGGCAAAGAAAACAAAGACAAAGAAAAGCTAATCTCTCGTGGTGCCTGTATCTCTTGGGGTCCAAAGAACCTAGGCTCTTGGTTGATCATGTCTTCAGTCCGTTGGATGACTGAGAACACAGACTTCCGATACTTCACAGCCTACTCTGACCCAGAGGCTAAGGAGCTAGGAACAATCTACCAAGCCTGTAACTTCCAATACCTTGGGCAGACAAGCGGCACAGCCAAGCAATACCTCGACCCAGACTACCCAGAGAAAGGTTGGTTCTCCGATAGAGAGTTCAGAAAGAAGTCTAAGTACCAAAGATATGCTGAAGCAATCGGCATAGACAAGCAGACTTGGAAAGGCTGGATGAAGAAGTATTCTCCAGACTGGACCGCTGTCCCGCCAGACATCAAGGTCAAGATCAAGGCAGAAGAAAAGAGATATCGGGATAGTTGCAAGTCCAGAGCAGTCCCTGCAAAGCATAAGTATGTTTGTATTCTCGGTCGAACTCAGGGCGAGACAAAGTATTACAGGCGTATGTTTAAGAAACTAAACCCTAAGAAGGCAAATCTGCCTTATCCACAGGAGCGAGGCAAATGAATAAAGCACTACTGCTAGGGACACTGCTATTCCTAACAGGGCAGACTCTCGTGTGGTTCCAGACCAACTCACAACTGGTGTGGGAATGGTGGAAAGATAAGCCGATTGTGTCAGCACTAGTGTTTTCTCTACCCATTGCCTTGGCATTCTGGTATGGTACAAAGTATATCTACGAAGCAACGGGAGAGCTTTGGACTGCTAGGTATGTTGCCTTTGGGGTCTCCTATATCACATTCCCATTCCTAACTCAGTATTTTCTAGGCGAGTCTATGTTCACAGCAAAGACGTTGGTATGCACTGGGCTGGCAATTATTATTGTTTGCATTCAATTTTTTTGGAAATAATGCTTGACTTCTACTTCGACCTCCCTTATAATCGTATCATAATTTAAAACAGGAGAGTGATATGACCGCCAAAGAGAAATACATTCAACTATACCAAGAGATGGCTGACCTTTGCGAACAAGAAGGGTGGGGCGACCCATTCTCATACGCTCGGTCCAAGGAGATTTACGCAGCTTGTGTTCTGGGACATAGGATGCCCGGTCCCAGCGATTACTCTGGGGCAGATGCAATTAATGAACACGGCGAGGAAGTTGAATACAAGTCTACAATCGGAAAGTCTGTTAAAGGCTCCTACACGGGTATCTCTGTTCAGCCTACTTGGGAAGAACAAGATCGATATCTTCGAGAGGAGAAGCTAGCTAAGTACCCGGAGCACTTCTACAATCGATTCGATGGAGGTAAACTCGTTGAATCTTGGAAATTAACTGGTCGACAGGTTTACGACATTCTTCTACCAAAGCTACGCAAGAAGTACCCAACCATCCTCCAGAAGAAAGACCCACGTCTGTCAGCCGATATTACTACTGGCGACCTCAAACAACATGGAACAAGGGTGCTATAATTGAAAGTGCTAGACAACGTATTCGTATTTAATGAAGAAGGGATAGAGTTCTTGTCTAAGATACAAGACAACTCGATTGACCTTATCTTGACTGACCCTCCCTACATCACATCTAGAGAGACTGGTATGGACAAGTGGGTCGACCACGTTGCAGGGCAAGATAAGGAAGGTGCAAAGAACATTAAGTCTGAAGAGGAATGGCTGTCTTACAAGACAGAGGGCGAATGGGATATGTGGATGAGTAACGGAAACATACCTGCCGAGAAGAGAGGCAAGAAGCTTCAACAGTTGAAGAAAGATTATCTCAAGTACGGCAGCATCTACGGCAAGAAGTTTGCTGTCACCACAGACTATGGTGAGTGGGACAGTGAGTTCACTATGGAGAAGCTACATCTATTCATGAAGCATTTCTATCGAATCCTAAAGGATGGTGGAAGCTGTATTATCTTTTTTGATATTTGGAAGCTGTCTTATCTGAAAGAGATGATGGAGGAAGAGAAGTTCAAGCAGCCTAGATTCATTGAGTGGATTAAGACTAACCCTCAACCAATCAACAGCAGTCGTAACTATCTGACAAACTGTAGAGAGATTGCATTGACTGGCGTAAAGAAAGGAAGCAGCACATTCAACAGCAAGTATGATAATGGTATCTACAAGTATCCTTTGCAAGGAGGCAAGTGGAGGTTTCATCCGACTCAAAAGAGTCTGCCATTGTTTGAAGACTTGATTTTGAAGCACTCTAACGAGGGAGACACTGTATTGGATTGTTTCCTTGGTTCAGGCACAACTGCTGTAGCAGCAGCAAAGAACAATAGAAAGTTTGTTGGTTGTGAAAAAAGTGAAGAATATTTTGAAAAAAGTGTTGACAGATTGAAAAATCAGTGTTAGAGTAACGAAGTAATTAATTGAGGAGATTAAGATGAACGAAGAACAATATAACTATATGATTAAGACTTACGGTCAGCCATTTCTAGATAGTATAGAAGAGATTGACCCCGGAGATGTGAAGTCATTTAACCAGAGAGCTAGAGTTAACGGCAATCAGCAAAACAATATTAGTAGGTACACGCAGCAATTTTTGAATGGGACGGAGCAAAAAATCCCCGTATCTCTTCGAGGCAGTGAGTGTATGGAGGGTACGAGTCGCGCAAAATCCAAACAACAAGCACATAGGGCTGACAAAAAGCAAAGACTTAAAGCCACAAATTATATGCACGAGGTGCTTGGGTGGACTGACGAAGAGTGGGAGGAATTCCAAGACAACGCTAACGATCATGCTGGTAATTCTCCCGCTACGGACGATGATATGGAAGCAGCAGTAGAGAGGCGGATACAGAACCATCGCATGGACACCATTGTCAAAAATGTGACTGGGAAAATTTTGAACCCAAGAAAAAAGCCGGAGGATTTGGAAGAATATGTAGAAGCCGCTGGTCGATATATGAAAGAAAACGTTTTTCCCAAGTCGCCTCGAACAAACGTTTGGTTTAAAAATAGAGTTAGAGACTTTCTTAAGAACGATGTTAACAAAGTTAGCAGCCGAAAAACATATACGCCAGTTGATAATGCAAAATTCTTTCGTGATTCAGGTCATTCTAAGTGGAGTGGTCATTCAACTGCTACAGTTGACAAAAATGAGCACCTGATTGTTATCAACTCCAAAAGCAAATTTGATCCAAACATCAGCGGAGCGCTGACTCACCAAGTAAGAGAGTATCCCCACATTAAGCAAACCGTCGCAATCAGTTTGAGCAACTTGACTGGTTTATCAGATTCCGATATTGACAAGATAAGGCAAGATATTGTAACTCTGGTAAAACGAACTGTCGCAATGTTTAAAAACCCACCCAATGTTCAGGTAGTTTCTTTCCATCAGAAAGCGTCGGATTCTCACGGTGTTACGTTGCTATGGGATTCTAAAGAAGAGCAACAAGAGGAGGACGTAAAGCGTATGATTTCTGCACTACAAGGTAAATAATACTTGACTTCCATTTAATCCTACCTTATAATCAGACCATAACTTTTACAGAGGAGATAGTGTGAATAATATCGGATATGCTTGTATCAATATGGATTTGTCTGAACAGCCCAAGTCTAAGCGCGTGACTACCAATAGATCTATGATTAAACGCACCTTCCAAGAGAAGGGCGTTGCATACGCTTCTGAACTGGCGTTGGCAAACTGCCGAGACCTTCTCACTATCTTGAAGTGGAACGAGGCACACGGGTTCAGCTTCTTTCGTTTATCGTCAGAACTGTTCCCGTGGGCTTCCGAGTATAAGATGTCTGACCTACCAGACTTTGATGACATCTGCTTGGCTCTACAAGAGGCTGGTGACTTCATCGAGGACCATGGTCATCGTATCACATCCCACCCCGGACCATTCAACAAGCTGACTTCTCCAAGAGAAGAGGTAATCCAAAACACTATTCGTGACTTGGAGATCCACGGCGAGGTCTTTGATATGCTTGGCTTGTCCAGAACACCATACAACAAACTAAACATTCACGTCGGGGCTCACTATAATGATAAGCCCATGGCTCTCGGAAACTTCTGTAAGAATTTTCACAGACTATCAGATGCAGTCAAGTCTCGCCTTACAGTAGAGAACGATGACAAGGCTTCTCTCTACTCAACCAAGGAACTGTATGATAGTGTATACCAAGAGATTGGTATTCCCATCGTACACGACCAGCATCACCACCTATTCTGTACTGGCGGTCTAGACCAAGAGGAAGCAATGCTTACTGCTGCTATGACTTGGGGTGACATTACACCAGTCATCCATTACAGTGAAAGCCGACCAGAAGAGCAGAACGATCCCAAGATCAAACCACAGGCTCACTCTGATTATGTCTACAAGAAGATTGATACATTCGGTTTGGATGTAGATGTAATGGTAGAAGCCAAAGCCAAGGAACGAGCAGTCCAGCGATACAAGGAGTTGTGGGGATGAAAGATAAAATATATTATGATGACAAATGCTATGTGTGTTCCTTTGAGATAAATGCTGTAAGGAAACGAGGCGAAGCCTGTGGCATAGAGTTTGTAGACATCAGCGAAGAGGGTTTTGACCTTGAGGGCGATTACGACACAGAGATGGTCGGAGAGTTTGAAGGCAAGCAAACGATAGGAATAGAAACCTTTAGGCTTATGTATGAGAAAATGGGATTCCGACGAGCAGTAGCGTTCAGCAGACTACCAATCATCAAGCAGCTATTCGACGGAGGCTATTGGGTATTCGCACACTGGATTAGGTCCAATCTGCCTAAGCGAGGTAAAGAATGAAAAAGGAAATGGTTGATCACCCAGCCCACTACAATGCTTCCAGTATGGAAGTCATTGATGCTATTGATGGGTTGGGTTATGCCGAAGGGTTCTGTGTCGGCAGCATCATCAAGTATGTTACCAGATACAAACACAAGAGTGGTATTGAGGATCTGAAGAAAGCCAAGTGGTACATAGATTATTTGATAAAGAATTATGAAAACAATTGATTTACACGGCACAAAGCACGAAGAAGCAGAGAACAAGTTGATTGATTTTGTTGTATTCAATGATCCTCCATTTAGAATCGTAACTGGTAACTCTCCGAAAATGAAAGAGATTGTTGAAAAAGTTATTGACAAGTATGAATATTTTTGCTACGCTGAGAGCGTTCATAATCAGGGTAGCGTAATTGTAACCGAGAAGGAGTGGTAATGAACTTAAAGTTTTATAGAATGAGAACAAACGCAAAACTACCAGTTAGGGCACACAGAACAGACGCAGGCATGGACTTGTTCTACTGCCCCAATGGTGACCGTGGAGTCTGTACGGAAGACAGCGGCGACTACTGGATCCCAGCCAGAGGAAGCAGCCTCGTCTCGACTGGGCTAAAGACAGAGATCCCAGAAGGCTATATGCTGGAGGTCAAGAACAAGTCAGGCATTGCCTCTAAGCGACAACTAGTTGTGGGTGCCTGCGTTGTCGACCCCGGCTATGACGGCGAGATCTACGTCAATCTACACAACATTGGTGTGGAGACACAGGTGATCAAGCCGGGAGACAAGATTGCTCAGGCAGTTCTAGTCCCAATCGTCCATTGCGGCATTGAGGAAACTACCGAGGATAATCTCAATAATGGCTCTTCTCGTGGCGACGGGGGCTTCGGCTCAACTGGTGACCGCTAATGGGCAAACTATCCAAGAAGGTCGGCAGAAAAAAGCAAGTCCAAGCAAAGAAGGACGCACAGGAGAAACTCGTTCGTAGCGTATCTATGTTCGGTCTCCGCCCTGATGCTTGCTCAACCTGCTCGGCTCCCTTTGATAAGAACAGCAGAGAGATGGCTATGACTTGGCGAGTAGTCACCAACGAAGAAGAGAAGCGAGTAACCCTAATCTGCCCCGACTGTCACCAAAAGATTGACGAGGGCATACAAAAAGTATTTGGAGAAGACAATGACTAAGGATGAATACAAGCAATTCTGCTTGGACAACAACCTGCGCTACAAGAAAGATGGCTGTGGAGATCCTATCTCACCCAGCAGGAAAGGCTTGAAGACAGATCAGATCTACTGGACAGGCGAAGATGAACTCGGAGTTTATGCCGAGAGAGAGACACAGAAGAAGTTTACTTTCCTAAAGAAGAAGTTAGTTGAAGAGTATGGTCTCAAGCTAAACCAAGACGGGGACACGGACTCCACATTCATAGCAACCAAAGAGCAAGCAATCAAAGTCGCTTCCTTCCTTGGTTGCGCCAAGAATGCTGTATCCCAAGCAACACGAGATAAGATGAGCAGACTAATGAAAGAGAGGTTGCACAGTGACTAGCTTAAGTTTTGATGATGTCCTGCTGGTCCCCCAGTATTCAGACATCGAAAGCAGAAAGAGTTTAACAACCAGCAATGAGTTGGATGATACAACTACACTGCAACTCCCAATCATTTCCAGCCCAATGGATACTGTAACAGAGGTTGACATGTCTTTGGCTATGGATACTCACGGAGGGCTTGGCATCATTCACCGATACAATAGCCCAGCAGAACAAGCCAAGTTGGTTAAGCTAGCCAAACTAAAAGGGCTGACCAATGTTGGAGCAGCCATCGGCGTGACTGGTGATTACTTGGAGAGGGCACAGGTGCTTGTAGAAGAGGGAGCCAATGTTCTCTGCGTTGACGTAGCACACGGGCACCACTCAATGATGAAAACAGCCCTCAACAAACTCAAGGAGACCTTCGGAGATAGTGTCCACCTTATGGCAGGCAATGTAGCCACGGGCGAAGGAGCAAGGGGCTTAGCTAACTGGGGTGCTGATAGCGTTCGTGTCGGCATCGGCGGGGGAAGTATCTGCTCCACGAGATTGGTAAGTGGTCACGGCATTCCAACCCTACAGTCTGTTATTGATTGTGTTGAGTATGGTTGTCCTGTTCCTATCATTGCCGATGGAGGTATAAAAACAAGTGGAGACGTTGTGAAGGCTCTGGCTGCTGGTGCTGACTTTGTTATGCTTGGCTCAATGTTGGCTGGAACAACTCAATCGCCCGGACAAGTATTCGACAACGGCAACAAGAGATACAAGGTCTATCGAGGCATGGCGTCAAGTGAAGCCCAAGTTAACTGGCGAGGCAAGACGTCCACACCAGAGGGTGTCTCCACTACCATTCCATACAAGGGCGATGTGAATAACATCTTGGCTGATATAAAAGGCGGCATCCAAAGCGGTATGTCCTACTCTGGTGCAAGGACCATTAGGAACTTACAAGCCAAGGCACAGTTTACTCGTCAGACGCCAGCCGGTCAGGCAGAGAGTTACACACACATTCTATCAAGGAATTAATGAGCGACAGTCACGAAATAGATTACGGCAATCTCAAGAAGGTCATCCAGTTTAAGGAGACCGACAAGAGACACGCAGATCTACGCATTCGTCTTCACTACGATGGTTTTTATCAGGGCGAGTTCTTTAGGGACATTGTAACGGGCTATATTAGTGGGGACGAAAACCTCATCGCTTATGTAGAGAAAGTTAAGGAAGAGAAGAGAAAGTTTAACAAGGGCAAGCTAAAGAAGGGCAAGTCCTTGAGAAAGAAAGGAAGAGAAGTGGAGAAGCAATTTGCTTTAAAAGACGAAGAACTTGAAAGCATCTTTGATATTATTGAACAGGAGTTTCCAGACCTATGAAATGTTTTAAACAATGTGAATCAGAAAATGAACCTTGCGATCAGACACAGTGTAGATTGTGGATAGATTACGAGGACGACTTGAACTGCACGATGGTAGCAGTTAGTAAAAATCCAGATAGCAAAATGACTCTTAGAGAAGTGGCAAATAGGCTTGGTATTTCTTTTGTTAGAGTTAAGCAGATAGAGGAAAAAGCGCTCAACAAACTAGGTATAACTGGAAAAGGACTTAAAATGTTCCTAGAGAAAAATGAACCCGAGCATTAAAGGCATAATTTTATGATGCTTTTTAGCATTCGTATTACTATTTATTAATGATTTTGTTTCGTTTTTTTATAAATACAAGGAGATATTAGAAATGAAAAAGGATAATATGTTGAATGAAAGCACCATCCGTCGCTTCATGAAGTTGGCGACCATCGATGGTCTTACTGATAAGTTCGTCGCTGAAAACCTCGAAGAAGTAAATGATGATGTTGAAGAGGGAATGAGAAGAGCCAAGCGTGACGACAAGGTTGCCAAGCGTGATGACGAAGAGATCGAAGAAGGCAAGCACGAAGACGACGAGAAGATGGAAGAGGCTGCTCACGAAGACGACGAGAAGATGGAAGAGGCTGCTCACGAAGATGACGATAAGGTGGAGGAATCCACAGACGAGCTTGACGAGATGGGTGGTGAAATGCCTATGGATCGCGACGAAGACGAAGTAGAGATGGACTTAGGAATGGACGCCGAAGAGCCAGCCGCAGAGGCAGGTGGAATGGTTTCCGTTGATCAGTTGATGTCCGCACTTGAAAGAGCACTCGAAGATGTACTCGGACAAGAAGTCGAAGTTTCCCAAGACGACGAAGAAGAGGCGGGTATGGACGCTGAGATGGACTTGGACGCTGACGCTGGTTTGGATATGGCTGCTGATGCAGAAGAGGAAGAAGAACTCGAAGAAGTCAATGACGATGTTATCGAAGAGGTCTTCGCCCGAGTCATCCAGAGACTTACGAAAGAAACAAAATCAAACAAAAAGTAAATTAACAGTTGCATTTCTAATGTATCTTTGGTATAATACAGGGGCGATCCAATAATGGATCCCCCTTTTTTTGTTTGGAGGCAATATGGAACTTTGGCTAGCGGCTTCTTTATTCTTTGGTGGTGCTCTTTGCTATGGCATTGTCGCCAAGGTGATGGACATTGGGCACAGCTACGAGTTTGTGAAGAAGACAACCGACCAAGTTGTAATGCTTCTTATCTCAACTTCTCAGGATGTTGCCTTCATTAAGTCTATTAAGTATGAGACAATGGAAAGCATGGACATCCCAGACGAGCAGCTTGAGTTGGTTAAGAAGTTGGACGCCGAGACATTCAGGGCTTGGAAGGAAATAACATTCCTGAAGATGGTTGAGATTTACCCAAAGCACTATGCAAAAATGCTCAACAACTATGACTGGTCCAAGGTGACCCAAAGCGTAGATAAGTTGTACAAATAATATGCTACCAAGGAAAGACATAATAGATTTTATAAAGAGGTACGACAATACTTTTAAGATAAAGCAGAACATTTATTATGCCACGAGAGCATTCAAAACAAACTCGGTGATTAACTACTTGGGAGAGATGAAAGATACCGACAATCTGAATTATGATGAGGCAGAACAGGTATTTAATCTTTTGGTAAAGTATTTAAAAGGAGAGGCGGATGTAATCTGGGAAGATGGAAGGGTACTATTTAAACTAATAGAGGGAGACATTCAAGATGAGCAGCAAGATAGTTAGCACCAAGAGAAAGAAGAAAAAGGAAGAGCCCGTCGAAGAGGTCGAGCAGGTAGAAGAAGAGCAGCAACAGCCAACAGAGGAAGAGATGGAAGAACTCGCTGCCTTCCTTGAGCAAGCTATGGGTCCTAAGTCATCCCCAGCATCAGAACTAAGAGTGGCTCAACTCTATGGTCCTATCGACGACAAGATGGCTACCGACATTATCTCTGCTTTCCTTATCCTGAAAGAGTCAGGCAAGGAACAGTTTATGGAAGAAGGTAAGGATGAGCCGACAACTGTCTACCATCCATTTGAACTTATCATTTCTACTCCCGGTGGAACTGCTGTTGATATGTTCTCTATCTATGATGTGATGAGACAGACAGAGGAAGAGTGTGAGATCCACACTTACGGTCTTGGTCGCGTAATGTCGGCTGGCGTTGTGCTCTTAGCAGCAGGCACCAAGGGCAAGCGCAAGATTGGTGCTAACTGTAGAGTAATGATACACAGTGTGATAGGCGGACATCACGGAGCCATCCACGACTTAGAGAATGAGATGGAAGAGGTCCGTTGGGTGCAAGAGCAATACAACAAAGCACTCTGCGCCGAGACAGACCTTACACCAAGAATGCTAAAGAAACTAATGTCTCGCAATGTGAATGTATATCTCACAGCACAAGAAGCAGTTGAGTATGGCATTGCCGACATTATTGTTTGAGGATAAAGAATGAAAGAACTAGACCAACTTGTAGAAAACTTCTTCCAGCCTAAGTCAGAGAGACTTAGCATAAATCAATTGAGCGAAATGATTAACGAAGTCATTAGCGAGCAAGAGAGACGTTTCAGTATGACAATACCGATTCCAAAGCTAGCACCAACTGAGGCTTGGGGTGACCCTAAATCCCAAAGCAGACAAGAGATAGATAAGGTGTTTGCTAGCATTAGCGGTGGAGCGGATATAAAAGAAAGAATTCAGAATATCAATAGGTTCCTCAATACTGAGTCTGCAACTCGCAAAAGATCCCCATCAAACATTCTCAATATGATGATGATTACTGAGGCTTTGCAAGCTACCCTAAACGATTTTGGTGATAGCCCATCTGGCTTTGTGTTCGAGGGCTTCTTATCCGCATTGCTCGGTGGTCGCCAACAAGCCGACAAAGTTTCAGGGACGTTGCCTATCGAAGATTTCGTTGCCTTCTCTGAGTTTGGAAAGGACATACCAGTCAGCCTTAAGTTGTTGTCCGGCAAGACCCCGATTAAAGGAAGCTACACAAATCTTGCAGACTTCCTCGTCGTCAGGGGCACACCGGCTATTAAGTATTTGATTGCCTACAAGCAAAAGACCGGAAAGGGTGTCGTTGAGAAGCTAAACATTTTGGCATTCGATATAACTTTGGAAAACTTTGTTGATTTTATGAAAGTCGTTTCTGGAGGCAGTCAATTAATCAAGCCAGATAAGAAAGCAGAATACTACACAAACGCTCGCGAACTTGATAAACACTTAAAAGCCTTTGCTGCTAATCCTAGTAACGAGGACTTGCAAAATGAAGCAGCTATGGCAATACACGGAACGCAGGGCTACAATAGAAAAGCGGGTCAGATAGACAAATGGTTTGATGCTTCAGGCAATGAGGAGTATGGGCGAGAGCCTTCCGAGGATGAGAAAGAGAAAGCAGAAAAGGAGAAAGCAGCAAGATCTCAACAAGATTTTGAAAAAACCAAAATCGATGAGCCAGTCAGCGAAGAGCTTTTGCTTGAAGCAGGAGAAAGACAGTGGGCTGCTTCGTTGTCACAATTAAAAAGCATAGCAAGTATAGCAAATCTAGAAAGCTATGGTGTCCTTGATTTGTCACAGCAGAACATCGATGAGCTAGTAGAGATTTACACCAAAAAGCTAGGCAATGAGATCATGACCTTGTTAGAAACAACTAAAAAATTGACAGAAAACATTGGCACATACTTTTCTTCAGAGCAGAGAGGAGAAGCTCAACAGGCTAACAAAGAAGCTCAGACCAACTCCGAGGAGGTAAAGGGCTTGCTGGTCGATGATCCCCTTAAAGACACTCAGGTATAAAATAACACTTGACAAACCCACCACAATAGACTATAATATATCCACTAGACTAACAACGAGGTAGAAATGTCTAAACAATATGAATCAGGTCAGACCCTTCAACAGAAGATTGCTAGGGGCATTGACATCTTGGCTGATAATGTAGCAGCCACAATGGGACCACGAGGACGCAATGTCATCCTACACCAAGAAGGTTCCAACCCAATCATCACAAAGGACGGAGTAACAGTCGCCAAGTTCGTTGACTTGGAAGACCCCTTTGAGAATGTCGGCGTCCAAATCCTAAAGCAAGTTGCTGACCAGACCAACTCTGATGCTGGTGATGGGACAACAACTTCCACAGTTTTGGCTCGTGCTATCTACAAAGCAGCCCAGCAATATGTTCTCGCTGGCTCATCCCCAACAGAACTCAAGCGAGGTATGGAGAAGGCAGTAGCTACCATTACCAGCAGACTGAAAGACAGTGCTCATCCAATCAAAACCAAAGAAGACATTGAGCACATCGCCACCATCTCAGCCAACGGTGACAAGACCATCGGCAGCCTGATTGCTACAGCAGTAGACAAGGCAGGAAAAGACGGGGCTATTACCGTAGAAGAGGCTCGTTCAATGAAGACGACCTTGGACATCGTTGAGGGTTTCCGCTTTGATTCTGGCTTCTTATCTCCACAGTTTATCAACGATGAGCGACGTTCTGCGATTACCTACCATGACCCAATGATACTCGTGACTGATGAGAGAGTAGATTCTGTTGAGGATATGCTACCCGCACTTGAACTGGTGGCGCGAGAGGGCAGACCATTCCTAATTGTAGCCGAGGAAGTTGAAGGGCAAGCACTTGCTGCCTTGATTATGAATGCTGTCCGAGGCACAATGAAGGTAGCAGCAGTCAAGGCTCCTCGCTACGGTGAAGAGCGACGAAACATTCTTAATGACCTAGCGCTTTCTGTCGGAGGAACTCTTATCACAAAAGAAAAAGACTTGTCCTTGCGTGACGTAAAGCTAGAACACTTTGGTACTGCCAAGAAGATTGACGTGACTAAGCACTTGACGACTTTGATTGACGGAGTTGGAGAGGGCAAGGACATCCAAGAGAGGATTGCAATCTTACGAGAGCAAGTAGCACAATCCCAGACTGACGCCGAAGGCGAAGCAATCCAAGAACGTATCACCAGACTAGCCAGCGGTGTCGCCATCATTCGTGTTGGAGCGTCGACTGAAGTAGAGATGGTCGAGAAGCGTCACAGGATTGAGGATGCACTGGAAGCAGTCAGGGCAGCCAAGGACGACGGAATTGTAACTGGAGGTGGCACTGCACTCCTGCGAGTTGTGCAAGACCTTGAGGTAGAGACAGAGAACGCTGAGCAAGCCCAAGGTGTTGAAATCATTAAGGAAGCCTGCTACGAACCAATCAAACAGATCTTAAACAACGCAGGCAAATCGGCTGATGTCGTCATCAACAACATCTTGCAAAGCGACCAAACCGACATCGGGCTTGACGTTGCAACTGACCAGTATGTTGATATGTTTGAGGCAGGTGTCGTAGATCCAGTCAAGGTTACTTGCTGCGCTGTGCAAAATGCTATGA